GTTTTGTGTATTTTATTATATATTAATTACTTATATATAAATATATATATACTAGGGGTTAGGGGGAGAGTGAGGGGGAAGGGGGTATGGTGTGGAATTGTTTGGGTATGATGGGGAAGTTGTATTTGGGTTCGAGGGAGACAAGGGCGTGTAGTCTGGAGATATTGGAGGTGAGTTTGAAGGGGATGCTGTAGAACGTTTGTAGTACGTCTTCTTCTTGTGTGGTGGGGCCGTTGATGTTACGTACATCTTCTAGCCACCGGAGTCTGATGGGGGAGATGTGAGTGTATTCGGCTAGTTGTTTACGTGATAGGCAGAATACCTTACGGAGTTGGAGAAGGAGAGTGGGAGTGGGAAGTTTGGAGTACAGAAGGCGCACTACCTTAGCGGAGATTTCTTGGGAGTATGGTTGGGTCATATTGGCCTTGGGGTTGTGGGGAGTGCCCCGCATCGGGGCACCTCCGTGTGATTAACGTCGTAAGTCGGGTCCGGTGAACTTAACATTCTTAAAAGCTTGTAGACGCGAGGAGATCCGGGTGCCGTATTTCACGAGTATTTCCTGGCGTGAGAGGTTGGTGGTGATGACTGTGGGTTTATCGAACCTTTCCTCTAGGATGCGCCATATTGCCTTCTCCATGAACTCCGTCTTGCGCTCGGTCCCAAAGTCGTCAAGGACGACAATGGACCTCCACTTCATGCCTTCGAGGGCGCTATCGATACGCCTGTACTCGCGTAGCGCTTCATCTAGCATATCCTCGAGATTTACCATGGACAAATACCCCAAGTATGATCCTAGGTACTCGGAGGTGCTGGTTTTGGCGTACTCCTCCAGAAGCTCCACGGCTGCATGGGTTTTGCCGGACCCGGCGGGTCCTGAGAGCATCAGATGGAACGGCTTCTTAAGCCATTCTTGGCGAACTTCCGATAACGCCGGAGTAGTCTCCACACCTGTGGTAGGCACCATACTTTGTCTGTGTATGGAGGGGCGAGAGAGCCACGCTATGGGGTGATATTCCTCCTTCATGAGCCATCTCCTGTGTAGTCAGGAAACGCCTGTCGGATGTCCTCCAGAGTGAGCCACCCGTTAGCACGGTGACTCTTAAGGCATTCTTCGAGAGATAGCCTCTCCTCGACTATCGTCGCCACTTTCTCGTTCAAGCCCCCGGTCCTCTTTTCCATCTCCTTTTGCGCTATCTCATCGGCTTGGATGTGACCCTTCCGTGGAACAATTCCGCTTCCTCGTTTGGGAAGCAGCGCCTCCATGGCCGCTTTGATCCCCCAACGCTTCAGGCGATGGTAGTCCGTGTGAGCCTTCGCTGCCTTGGGGTCTACCTCCTCCTTGGAGCGCTTCCACTCACTCAACTCTTCGTAGGCTAGAGCCAACACCTCAGGCGAACACTTGGACAACAGAGACGCATGTTCGCTATCGGAAGTAAACACCAACGGAGCTCGTTCCACTCGAGAATTCTTAACATCGACAGGAAGGGGGGTTTTACGCGTTTTAAGAGGGGGTGGGGTGGGGGGGGGCGTCTTTATGCCATGAGACTCGTGAAGCTCAGCAGCGTGAACGGCAGACCCCTCCACGCACGAGTTGTGTCCTACCTTCCCATCACCGATTGAACTGACACCCAAAGACACACATGGCGACGACGAAGTCGGAGCGTCGCCGAGCGAAGCGAGGTGTGTGTGTGTTCTTTCCTTGTGTCTATCTCTTGTGTCTTTCCTTGTATCCTTATTCACATATACCCCCGTATATGTCGAAGTATCACCGGTGATATGTCTAGACGTATCAGGATTGATAGTCTCGACGTGGCAAATTTGATGCCACGAGGCATCAGGCAAGCTATACCACAACGTGCGTTCCCAACGATTAGGATCGGGCTTAGAGATGATGAGGCCATCCTTCTTCAGGGCCTGTAAAGCCCTTTGTACCTGTTGAAGGCTAGGAAATATAAGCTTATCTGCCATCTCTTGAGCGCTGTCGTAGGTCCACGCAACTCCATCTTCATCGACGTTACGTCCTTCTGCGAGGTTCTTGGCCACCCAGTAGCAGATTCTAGCGTAGACGATGGATGCTATAGGACCATGCGATGCCCACACTTGGACGTCATAAAAGCGACGCTCTCTTTCCATGAGAGCCAGCGCAGGTCTTGCCATATTTTCATGATCCATGTTAGGATGTCCTCGGTTGTTGTGTTGATGATCGTGGATAGGCTCCACAGCCTGTCCTCGGTTGTGATTTTGATTTTCGGGGGTAGGCTCCGTAGCCTATCCTCGGTTGTGTGTGTTGTGATGCTAGGCCGTTAGGCCTAGCTCCATGGTCAGGTCATCGCCTCGTTGACGTGCCTGTGGTGGCGGAGAGGCCCTACTTAACGGTAGGGCCTCTTTTTTGTTTACACGCCCTTAACTTTTTTCTCAACCGTGGAACAATTTCAGCGAACCTCCCATAGAGGTGCAGGTTGCCCCTTGGGCCTCCAGTTCCTGACCGGCCACTTATCCTGGTTAGTGGCATATAAAAGTCCGTCTTCCGAGTGCTTGAATAGTATCAACTCCTCCTCGATTAGCTGCTGGAGTGCTTTTCGTATCTCCTGAACGGTGGTGTATCGCATATCCATCGCCATCCACGCTGTGTCATCAAAGTCCCATGCCCGTCCATTGGCATCAATATGTCGCTCCTTCTCTTCGTTTATATCCTGGCGCATGGCAATGCGCAGGTAGACCACAGCAGGAACGAAACCTAGCCACTTACAGATAGTCTTCTCGAAGGCGTGACCCTCTATCGGATACGCAGGTTTAACATGTGCATCTGACGGCAGCTTCATTGGATAATCGTCTAGGTCTATGTCGGAAGGAGGGAGCGCCTCTGCTAGGTCAGTCCACGCGCTGGAAGCCGTAGTGTACAATAGGCGCCTACTGTCGGGGTCTTCATCCCTTTTCACCCATACCACCTTTCTTTCTATCAAGAAAGCAAGCGCTCTCCTGAGGGCCTCGTCGGACAAATCCGGCATCTCGGGGTCCATCTCCCGAAAAGATTTACGCGTCCAAGGCAGCCTATTCTCGTCGATGAGCGCTCCCCCCTTGGGCCATGTCGTATACAGGTCATTTTCGATAGTGTGGTACAGCATCAAGGCGACGTGCTCCACGCCCTCTGGTTCTTCCGCATCTGTGTAATATTTCATCATTAGGTCGCCCTCCACTGGTCCTTAGGCAAGCTATACAAAGCGAACTGTGGACGCGATGAGCCCTCCGGCTTGAATATTATCAATCCAGCGCGTGCCAACGTCCCCAGGCAGTCTCGGATTTGATCCACAGTCGCATACGGCATGCTACGCTGCATTTGCCTCGGCGCGTCTTTAAGCCACGGTATTCCTGACTCATCAATATCAAGGTCATCTGGGTGGGAATCCTCTAAGGATTCTTTTAGTTGAGAATAGACTACCGAAGGGAGCAGTCCATATAGGTACGCCCTACATACATCAAAGCTCTGAGGAAGTCCCTGAAGTATGTACTGGGGGCGTGAATCTAAGTCTTGGCACATCATATTATTTCTCCTCGTGAAGCCGTTAAAACTGGCGCCTACCATTCGGCGGCGCCTCTTCATCATAGCATATGCATGTCATTCTCGTCCCCACATTTCTCACTTTTTTGAGAAATTTGGAACGGGAAAGGATTCTTACGTGCCTTAGGTGGCGCTCCTCGGTACTCAGCCTGGATCTCCTCACAGCTCACCTCTCCGTTAGTGAACTGCATGATAGACCTGACCACAGGCTCGGAGGGCCTACACTTGCCCGTGCGTATGGCAGATATATAGGCCGCTGATATTCCCGTCAGCCTACCCATATCCACAGCTGTCCAATTGTTCTTAGTCATCCATTCCCTGAGTCTCATACCTGCGTCTCCACTTTTTCTAGCACCCCTAGGTTGCTCTTGAACAAGCGTTGGCCACAGCACGGACACACCTTAGGAAGAGATTTAGGCGGTCGCAGCGACTCATACGTAACTTCCCCATTGGTGAAGTCTACGATGGATCTTGCTAGCCTGTCGGAAGGCATCGTTCCACCGTCCCGGATGTTATAGATATGTTGCAGGGACACCGACATCGCTGAAGCGAACGCCGCGCCTGTCCACCGGTTTGTCTTCATCCACTCTCTTAGGTTCATCACATCTCCTCGTCTGTTGGATGACCCTATCCTATCACACGGGACTTTTCATCACAACCACCTTTGCCTTATTTTTTTATCCATCATGTGTTGTGGGAAAATATGACATGTGCTATATTGGAGTCATCAAAGCGAGCTAGTCTCCCTGATGACCCGGTCACCAAGCCGGGCAGGTTGTAGCAGCAAGCTAGATCAACCAACACAAACCACACAACCGTTAGGTGAATCATGATAGAAAACGAAAAACTGCACAGATTGGTCCAAAAAGACCTGAGATGGCAGGAGAACCTGTTCGTTTCACTACTTCAGTCTTATCCTGTATCATACAAGGAATGGGATGAGACCGGATATTTCTGTAAATTCAAAAACATATCCATGTCTATTGCATTCGTTGTAGACAGACACGGTCCTTTCGTTCTCAGTCTATGCGTGAACTCTATAAAAGATGGTATCTACTGCATCAAATTCACTCAGCACTCTCCGAATGACCCATACGCTCCCGCTTCCGGATTTCAACACCCCTCATGGAAAGATGGACCTTTCGGTGATGCAATGAACGGAAACACAGAAAAATGGCTGAATAAAGACCTGCAGCAGGCATACTTTGGACATACCTGTACACTTGACGAAGAGATAGCTAGGGAAATAGACCCCAAGATTGAAAAGGGCCCTCACAACTATTTTAAGGAACACCCAGATGATGAGGAAGATGATGACCACGAGGACGATCAAAATGATCTTTGGCCAGAAGATGCCGACTAACTGACAGGAATGACATGCGATTTTACTTCATCAACGCAGATACGGGAGAATCTATCCTAGACATCAGCTGTCTAGGATACATCGAAGCCGTACAGGCATTCGCAGAGGAGTTCCGGATAGATCCCGAGAGCCTCCTGCGGAAAGGAGAGATATACATCGAGCAAACAGATGACTAGGAGTTGCTATGCCTATTCCACAATCTTGGTTTAGAATAGACGAAGATGAAGATACGGACTGGAGGCCGGACTGGGATGACACATCATCCACACAAAAGACGCCCCTTATCAATTGTCCGCAAATACCCGAACAGCTAGATATAGCTCAGGCTTGGGTGCAATGGAATCTACAATTTCTCAGAGAGAGTGTTAAACATGGGCTTTGATTTTCTACCCGCAGGATATTCCCTGCCACAAAAAGCCGGCGAAGGCTACATGAAATTTATTGAAGGCGACAATCGCTTTCGCATTATGAGTGCCCCCATCTTCGGATTCGAGGAATGGGTAGACAAGAAGCCGATGCGGTACCGCGAGGCTCGCAAGACGAGCGACCCCGCATTCCCTCCCAAGAATTTTATGGCCATGATCGTATGGAACGTTGCGCTGGAGAAGATACAGATTTTGCATCTGACGCAGATGTCTATCCAACGATCCATAGTCGAGCTATGTAAGACACCGGAATGGGGCTCTCCTTTCAACTATGACATAAAGGTCACGCGTAAAGGGAAGGACAAAGACACTGAGTATCTTCTATCCCCACTTCCTCATAGGGAACTCCATCCTTACGTGATCGAGCAGTTCTATGAGACACCTATCTGGCTACCTGCCATCTATGACGGTCTAGACCCTTTCTTCAAGGGGCCTAAATGCACACCCTGCCCCTTCCCTAATCCCAAGGAGGTAGCCCATGCATTCTCCCTATGACGTGATGGGATTAATAGAAGAAACGGCCCGACGTGACTCTGAGGGGTTTGAGTTCAAACTTCCTGCCAACTTCATCACCTGGCAAAAGACCGCTGACGCCTTACGTATGACGCTAATAAAGCTGAGATGCGATAATCCTGAGGTCTATCAGGAAGTGGTTGATATCATCTACCAGGAGACATCACGTGACTATATGGCCCATTCCCGTTGAGGAAATCAGGGACCGTCGTCAAATCGTGGGGGCATCGGATGCTCCCACGATTATGGGGAAGAATCCCTGGATGAGTAGGCATGCCCTTTGGATGTACAAGTGTGGGTGGGAGCCTCCTAAGAAGACGTCTCCTGCGATGTTGAGGGGAATTTTCTTAGAGGAAGAGGCGCGCCAAGCCTTCTCTGAGTGGAGGGGTATAAAGTTCTCTCCCAAAATCATGTACCATCCTGAATACGAATGGATGGTCGCCAGCCTAGACGGCCTATCGGAGAACGAAGATGAGATATTGGAGATCAAGTGCCCAGGCGCTAAAGATCATGCCACCGCGGAGACCCTTGTAGTTCCTGAGAAATACCACTACCAGCTGTACCACCAGCTAGCCGTAACGGGTATGCCGTTCGTGTGGTACTATAGCTGGAATGGAGCTACGGGCGTTCCTATAGAATTCTATCGCGACGACTACAAGATTAGCGCTATGATCACCGCTGAGCTAAAGTTCTGGTACGGTGTTCAGGAAAAATTACCACCTCACCTCGTTGGAGATATCATGCAAGACGGACTGGTCTCTCAGTTTGACGTCGTCTACCCACACTGGGTATGCCAAGAATGCGCTAAGAAATATGGAGGTCACGGTAGACATGGAGCCATCGCCACGTGGCATCCTGACATCTGCGATGTATGCAATTGCTGGAAGATCGTCACAGAGCCAAGAGACTTCGGCTACCCGGACCTACCCTATAGGAAAAACTTGACCAAGATACGCAAGGAGCTGATGGATGCTGCTCAGGAGTATCGTAAGGAAGATCCAGAAGGGAATCGCCTCGGTATACAGGAACTCCAAGAGCGTGTTGATGCGATTGATGCTTCACTTTTAAACCGCGATTTCTCATAATTTTGAGAATTCGTCCTGAACTTCACGAGGAAACCATGTCACCACTACCACCGGGAGGATCTCTCCCCAGCGGAGGGAGTTTACCTCCAGCACCACCTAGAACCCCAGACTGGGTAAACGATAGAGAGGAGCTCCTCGGACGCCTAGTAAGGGCTGTCGAGTCTCAACGACAAGTTACGGAGGACAACTTCGACCTAAGGGAAGAGCTTAGGCAGGCACGAGAGGAAAGAACGCATGCACAGGAACAGGTACTAGCTTTGACTACCATAGTCAATAATCTGCAAGGCCGAGTCCAAGCCATAGCCGCCCAGGCGCAGCGAGCTACCAACACAGCTAACGAGGCCTGGATTGGGACGGCTGCGCTCGCGGTATTGACCGTGGTACTTCCATTGGTAAATCCGGCCTATCAGGGAGCCTGTTGGGCAGCCAAGGGCGTCAAAGCCATGGCCTCCTCAGCTAAGGCAACCCTGGCCTCCTATGGGGTACCGATAGTATTTGTTGCTCCTCCACTTGCACTGGGGGCGCCCACATGACCATCCAATCAATGCCTCCTGAGATACTCACTCACATAACGGATAACCTGTTGGACCCTAAGCAGAGAGCGCGTCTAGGGGCTACCTGTCGCTCTCTTCACGACTGGAGCGAGAAGTCGCCCCAGTGGAGACGTCTTGTACAAAAGCACTTCTCTCACAAATGGGATGCTCTGTATGCTACAGCCCCGCCCACTCTCAACTTCGCACGTATCTATGCGCTAGAGACCGCAGTTCAGAGTGGAAGTTGCCGGGTTTCATATGCGCTCATGCAAGTCAGCGAAGACAGTGAGACTCTTACCTTCCTACAGAGGGTAGTGTGTGTGTGCTTGCTCCCCGTCAAACCCATAGCTACGTTTTTCCTGTCAGAGTTGGCAGGCGTACGAACCATCCTTAACTCTCCAGAAGAAGACACACGATGACTCCCTCAGGAAATAACCCTTCAAGGCTCGATCTAGCAGCCATGGAACGCAGAAGCTTGCTGGGACCGGCCCCAAAAAAACCTTCCCCTCTACGCACCGATATCACGGAGGAGTATCTACAGGACGTCGAACGACGAACCCAAATATCTCTCCAGCAGACTAGAGAGCTATTGGATAGCACACGCGCCTCTCATCAGAGCCTTAGCCAGAGTCTCGACGAAGCGTGGAACGCCATAGGCTCCCTAGAAAATACGATGCGCAACGCTGAAACAAACCTAAATAGACCCGGAAGAATCCAACGACTAGGGGACTGGGCCGGAACGGCCAGGAAGGTGGCTGCCGATCGTTTTAAGCAGGGGTGTGACTACGTAAGCTCCATACCCCTTACTCAGCGCATATGCGTGCTCTGCGTGGCTCTACTCGGCCTTATCGCTTATATATGGAATTCTATCGGAATAGGACGGCAATGGCAGGCGCCCACCGTCTATACATAAAAAATTTTCTTTACAAGAGCGAGGGGATTGTGGACTATACAATCTCCTCGTGAAGTCGTGGTGGGGAGGAGCTCCTTCTCCTCACCTCTTCATATCGTCTCACTCTCCACTAGCCTCTTATAAATACCCTCCACCACCACCTTCAGGCGGTGGTCCCATAGAGTCTCGTCCTGCTCACTCAGCAGACGTGCGTCTGGTATGTGACAGATGGACCCGGGATGTAGGTGATAGAAAGCAAAACAATTGGCTATTGCCACCGCTACGCTCTTCACGAAGATGGGAGGTAGCTCGCCTTGTATCTCTACCATCGGGGCCAGAAGAAGCATCTGGGAGCACGTCAGGCTGAAAAGGGTACTCAGCATCCGGCACTTGTCCTCGTCCGTCGGGAACAACTGCTCTAAGCGTTCTCGCACTTGCGGGTCTAGGTCAGTCATTACCATCCCCTAAGAGATCAGTGAAAAATCCACTCTTTACTGGAGTATCGAACCAGTGGTCTAGCGAGTGATCAGGCGCCATCTTCTCGACCCTTTTTTCCTCGGCGCTTCGGGCAAACCAATATTCCAAGGAAATATCAAAAACGTCCCCCGACCAACTAGGAGCCACCTGCCAAAATTCTGGCTGCTCTCCTTCGATCTTCTCTAGCAACTCCTCGTCACTCATCCCCCTCCTCCGCGCTTCCCCTTAGGCCTAGCCGCTCTTCTACGAACCGCTCTATCTCCAGAAAGATCGACTTTAGGTTCTTGTCCATCAACTGCCTCTCGTGGGCATACTGCAGGAAGTCCATCAGTAGATGCTGGCACATCTGCTGTATCATCCGCCGGTCGTCCGAACTTATTTTCTTTGGAATCATCCGTATTCTCCCAGTGATATTGTCCCCCACACATAGCAGGTAGCCACTTATCTATCACTACCTTTAGCACACACGAGGACCGATACGCTGCGGAGGCATCTTCCTGCATCTTTTCGAGAATCACTTGATCCTCACCAGCCATCCGCTCCTTCGTTACAAGCCACGCTATAACGCTACTGCATAGAACAGTTTGATTAACTTGCGATGCAGATAGTACCAGAAGCACTTCAGCACATGCCTCTAGGTGCGTCAACAGTAACTTATACTTAGACTTCTCTAAATCTTCTTCTTCAGTTTCCATATGTTCCTCGGGGGTTAGGTGAGTCCTCAAGATACAATTCTCAAACTTTTGAGACAAGTCCCTCCCTTGCAAAAAATCCCAGGGACGTGCATAGTTCACATGAAACGCGGGACCATATGACCCTGACATGCACCGTCCTACTGCTTCTCCTCGTCGCCCTTGTGGTAGCCGCTCGCTCTGACGATAACCGTCCTATGATGTAGGAGAAGACATGTTTCTGACATTCATCGGCATCATGCTGATCGTATCTGCCCTCTGGCCCCAAGACGACTCGACAGACGAGTACGAGTACTAGAGGACCTCTTTAGACTTGGGACGCCCCTTCTTCTCCTCTTCCTCCCGCAGAAGTTTGTCCAGCTTCTGCAAATTCAATGTCATGGGGATTGCGCTCCCTCGTAGAGAGTCCTTCCACACATTTAGGTAGTACTTTCGTAGGGTGGGGTTCTTCACCATCCTCTGCGCGACCTTTATAGTCTGAGCAGCTGCTGCTAAGGGAGGCAGCGTTGCAGCCGCTATACCAACGGCCGCAGGAAGATGAGGAGCTCCATGCACTGCGGCGATTCCCAAGAGGGATTTGGTGGTGTTGCTAAGGGCAGGCCCCGTGTAGTTTTCGCTGATGAAGCGAGACATTTTGGCCGTCTGCTCGGTCACAGCAAACGCCTCGTTGGCCTTTTTGTACGATTCCAGGAATCGTTTGTTATACTTTTTCCCGTAGTCTTCCACGCCCTTAACCAAGGCATTCTTCACCTGCGTGAGATAGTGAGCCGCTTGGTTGCGGTCCACCTTCGACTTGATCCCATACTTGTCTAGGTTCCTCAACCTCCAGTTAATCTGCTTTATCATCTGGATTATGGTAGGAACCTGTGCGTGACTCAAAGAAGGCGCTCCAAACTTGGGAGGCAGACGAGTGACACCTAACTCTATCTCAGGAGGCGCCGATGGAGGCACATATTCCGCAGCGGCAGTCGTCTGCCTTTCTACAGGACGGTGCCTAAATTTAGCTGTACTCTCCTTAGCGGGGACGTCTGCCGGTTCTTTATTTAGCCACGCTAGGGGGTCTTGCCACTCTATCCGAGGTGCTTCTTTAGGAGCTGGCAATTGAGGGTGCTGAAGCTCTATACCCGGGACTTGCTTGGGACCTACCAGCTGAGTAGGGTGTAAAGGCTCCTCTATCTGGAGTAGTCGTTCGGCTTCTGCCATCTCGGCGTCAACGAAACTGGGGGCCTCTTGCTTAGCGGATCCATTGGCCTGAGACTTCTCTTTTCCCTTAGGACGGCCCTTTTTTTTGGGGCGACCTTTCTCTTTGGGAGCTCCCTTAGCCCTGGGAGCGGCCTTTTCTTTCGCTGCCTTCGCAGCCATGGCCTCAGGCTCCATGTATTGCATGAACTCTTCTATAGTCTTCCTGGCAGGTCCCTCGGGAGCTGTCCTGATAGTAGACTGGTACCAAGGCTGCGCCTTCACAGAATCTATAGCTGTCGTCATTATATCGGCCGTAGCAGACGTCATGCGGGTTCCCTCAGGCACCATCGACTCTGCCTCATTTATCAGGCCAGCAGAATACTTCCTTGCATCTGCATTGTGAGAGAGCGCTAGGGTCCCCATGATGCCTAGCTTTGCCAAGTCTTGCGTAGTGTCGCTAAAGCCCATCGACTTGAGAGTCTGCTTGCCAAGGTTAGCAGCCAGAGGGATGCCTATCTTAGCTGCCACCCTCATAGGAGCTCCTATTGGAATAGCAAACGCCGCTAGATCTTCCGTAAGTTCATGAGCAAATTCCTCACCTGCTCCCCTCGGTTCTAGGTAGCCGCCGCTCAAAGGAGCCGTAAGCTTCTCTCGCAACTCATAGGGAGTGGGAACGTGGCGTGTTCTCTCTAGCAAGTCAAAAACTGTATCTGATTCTACTCCAGGAATAAGCCCTGCAACTTTGCTTACTCCTTTGTGAAGTAGCTGGGATGCCGCACCAGGAAGCCCGACCACAGTCTCAGCAGCTCTGGCCCCCAAACCAGCTGCTTGTCTGCCAAACATTTGGGCCCACGTTTCTTCGCCACCAACACCCTGCGTATTTACGATATCTCTTCGTTTCTCAAATCTGCCCAGGCTGCTCTCCTCCTCCGAAGAGGGAGAATCGTCGCGCCTATTTATCCTTTCGCGGGCTGTCGCAAAACTAGATGTCATAGCCGTCCTCTCGTGCCGCTGCTTCAGCATCTTTCATGTTTTTTTCGCTGACCTTACCACTCTTGAAGTCCCTAAACCGGTTCAGGTACCAGTCGATCTTCTCGTCGGATATAGGTGTACCGGGCTCTACTTTAATCCTGCCATTCCTGTTCTTAATCCAGTCGTAGGCCTGCTTTACATCGCCCTTGATAGCCGCATTGACCTCTCCTTCTAAATCCCTAGGAAGGGGCTCTCCTTTCTCCTTAGCCTCCTCCACTATACGTTCCATCGTGTCGGACCTAAGATTGGAGATTTTCTGGATGACCCTCATATCCTCGATAATCTGACGCTTCCCCTCATCGGTATTCATGAGGGAAGGGATCCTCTTCAAGAGGACCTGGAATTCTTGTAGAAGTGGCCTGTTACCGTACTCAGAAATGATGTTCTTAGTGATGTTCAGAGCCTTTTTTTCATATTCCTCGTTGCTCGGGTTCCCAAGCAGCCCTAGAGGAAACCCTATCGCATTGGCCAAGTTGACTAATCGACTGTCTGTGAGACCTTTGCTGTCGATAAGCTGGTTCATGATGTCAAAATCAGCCTCTTGAGCATCGGCGGATGCCCGTTCGGCGCGGACTTTACCCATGTAATCGGCATGAGTCTTATAGGACTCGTCTATCTCTTTCCTACGTTCCTTGGTCTGGGTGCGCTCTATGTCCTCCTGACGATTCTTCTCTTTCAAAGCAGCTTCTCCAGCTGCAATGTTCAGGTCTTCCTGGCGATTCTTCTGTTTCAACGCTAATTCTTCCTTAGACAGTGCCTGTCGTTGCTTGAATTCTCTCTCTCTCTCGGCCACATTTGCTGCTGCTGGATTCTGTAAGGCCAGAGCTAACCTTTGCTGGGGAGATAAATTTTCATAATCAAGACCTCCTCCCAATTGTCCCGCATCCGATTCAACTCCCTCTTGAGGAGCGAGAAGTTTATTGATGGCTTCTCTTTGTCCTTGTTTGCCTTCCAGATCCCTAATGCGTGCCTGGTTCAACCTATTGATACCCTCATTCTTCTGCTCGGCACCCAGGAACTTTTGCAAATTCAGGGCTTCCATCCCTTCTTGCTTTTTAGCAGCCGTCTCAGCCTGTTGCGCCTTTATTCCAAGCGCCGCGAGAGCTTCTTCCCTACGCGCCTGTTCTCTAGAAGCAGCAATTTGGCGCTCGGCATAGTCAGTAAGAGCGTGGGGAGCTGCCTGTACTAACGCCCCCAGGAATCCAGGTAGGAATTTCTGCTTCGCTGGGTGTTGGATCTGAAACATTTAACCTCCTCTCTGTCCGCCAAGTAGATGACTGAGTAGAGCGCCAAGAGCACCACCTCCGGCTGCGCCTGCGGGGCCTCCCAGGATAGCTGCCAAAATTCCCGGGATCGCCCCTCCTAATGCTGGAGCAATACTAGACCATCCTCCTCCTGGTTGCTGACTCTCGGTGCCAATCATGTAGGGACGCTGGCCCAAAAGATTCTGGGAGATCCCCAGCAGCTTCGTCAATGCGTCCATCTGTAGCTGGGATCTCTGAGACTGGAGGGTGTTAGCGTAGTCCTGTCCCAGGCCACGAGCTGCGTTCTGGAAGGGGGACGAGCTGCTGGCAAAACCGGTATTGGCGAAGCGGTTGCCTAGTTTGGATAGGGCCTGCTCATAGTCCTGTAACGCTGGCTGCTCAAGATGCGCAAAGGATTCCTCGTCCCCACTCGCAAGTTTAGATAGGTACCCCAATCCATGGGAAGCTCCCGGCTGCGCTCCTCCTAACAGCGACTGGAATAGCCCCTGCTGACCCGCGGTGAATTGAGGGATCTGGCGCAGGTGCTTCGGCTGCTTGAGTCCGTAGCCAGAGATATTACTCAGAGGAGACATTGTCCCCGTCTGCATCGAAGGTGTCATGCTCTCTCCTAGCTAAGAAGATATTCTAATACGACGATAGCACTCACGATATTTGGAGAGCCTGCGCCTACGCTGATGAGGATGTTTGTGCTATCACACTTCAACTCAATGTTAGACGCAGCCACCACCGAAGCATAAGGCAAAGGACGATAATCAGGCACGTTGGTAATACAGGTTCCATAGATGTCCGTGAATGCTGTTACGCCAACCAGTCCATGTGGCGTGGTGAGGGTAGTTCCGGCTGTGATAGGGCCTATAGGATACACTTCTCGGAAGGATTGTCTAGTACGCTGCCCGCTGGGAATACTAAACCACTGCTCTCCAGTAGTTACCTGAAAAGTATTGAATGTACCGATAGTGCGTACATTCACAGCATAGGCGGTCTCGATATACATCTTCGACAGGACGGGCTCCAGTTCAACAGCATCCTGAGGAAAGGACCGCTCATTGACGAGGAAGGCACTTCGGACAGTACGTTGAGGTATGCTCATACGAGGATAGGCCCTGGGTAGAGGTCAAAGGCTATAGCATGGATGCCAATCTCTACAGAGTTGGTGGTAGGACTGCGCATCTGAGCGTCGGAGAGGGTGAACCCTATCTGAATCGTCCCACCGTTGAAGGAGTTACTGAGCCGGTGCCAGATCTGATCCTGGGCTACACCAACCATGTCGTTTGTCTCGGGACCCGTCAGGAGGATATTGCTATAGATCAGGTAGGGGTTGATGAGGGGATCATTGAGGGAGGTGACATTATTCTGATCCGCATAGATGTTGACAGTGATCTGACCCGTAAATGAATTCTCCATTAGAAAGCGCTGGGTACCAATCCTCATCTTGCGTCCTTGCTGCCAGAAGAGAGGAAATTGCTTCGTTAGGACGTTGATGTTGGTAAGGCGTGAATAGACCCCTCCCCCTAGGTACGTGCCTGTAATAGGGACTGGATTCCCATTCACATCGGGAGGCAACCCCTCGATGATGAAGTTGTTACCGTCTATGATCTCGAGGACCTTCTGGACCATTCCGTTCAGCAACGGCATGTTCGTTGTTCCCAAGATACCACTCAGCAGAAGATAGTCAGCATCGTTGAGGCAGTGATTGGGAGAGGTAACTGTGGTTCCTGAGATTCCGCTGATGTACTGAGAGACATCCTCCTGCGTGCCCTTGTCCTTGATCATCACGAATCCCTGCTGGTTCCCTCCAATGATGTCGGGATAGTCTGCGCCAAATATGCCGAAGTTCCAGGGGTTCCCCCATGTAGCCCATGTACCGAATAGACGTCCTAAATCACCCCATACGTAGTTAGACGGTTTCCTATATGTCCCATAGTGCGTGTAGTTCTCTTCGAAGAGTGCCCAGTTGTTCTCACGGTAATTGTAGAGGAGCGTCTGCGTAGGGAAGAGGTCGAAGCTCTCATCCTGTTCGGGCGCATAGGTGAAGTACACAAACTCGTTGCGAAAGTCTCGGATAGCCGTGACTCGTGCCAGGCCATTATTCTCTGCTGCAATGGAGAAGACAGCGTCTGGGATGGACAAGTCGATTCGCTGAGCGCTCACCTGACTCGTCATGATGATGCCATAGGGACCTACCGTCAGCGCTCCCGTATCCAATGAGACTCCTGAGAAAGTTGACTCCGTCCCCAGCTCTTCGTTTATTCCCTGTAAGACGAATGGGAATGAGTCATCTCCCGTAGCGACGAGCTTAAACTGCTGTCCCTCTAGTCCAATGATCAGAACGTCCTTATTGGCCTGCACGCTAACAATAGCCTGGGGGACAGGGATATCTAGATAGACGCCGTTCCTACCTGACGTGTCCGTGAGCCACGCGTGAGGATCAAATCCCTGATTGATCGGAACGGGAGTGCTGTAATAACCTGTGCCCACTTGAGAGGCTACAATACGGGAAGGGTAGTAGATTCTCGTGCCCGTTACGTCTTCAAATGTGACACCAAAGGCGAGGAGACGGTCCTTGAACGGGACAATAAGATTGGCGCCTATCAGGTACTGGATTGTCTTGTAGTTGATATCCAAGCCACTCGTTACAGGAGGAGAGAAGTTTACCCATCCTAGAGACGATGAGGCCGTATGATCCCCGTCGTACCAGCGTATTCCATCACCATATCCAGAGAAGGCACGCGTCATAGACTGGACTATCCCTCCCGACATATAAGCACCCGTAGGGACTGTCGGCGTGACAATCGTAAATGTAGCAGCTCCGGTAACAGTAATTGGGCCTGAGACACCGTTCACGCCAACAATGCCTATGACCTCATTCAGGAACACATAGTCCCCTGTCATCAACCCGTTAAGGTTGAGGGGACCCATCACTGTGACTGTCGTAGTGGTGCCGACGTAGGTGACGTTAGTTATAACCAGGAAGCTCATGCCCGGCACACCGTTCGTAGTGAACATGGACCCTTGATAACTAGCAGTCCAGAACTGCTGGAAGTCCATCCCAGTCCATACAAAGGGAGCTCCTGAGATCTTATAGAAGTTGACGTTGTGAAAGATCTGGGTGCCACTGTTGATCTGGTAGCTATAGGTGGTATCGAAGGCTACGAGAGTAGGGAAGGTGAGAGCCGATGTCTGGAAATTCTCTAGTCCCATGACAGGAAGGGAAGGGTAGTATCCAAAGTTGATCAGGACGGGGGTTGCGGCTAACGGAGGCGACGTTTGGATCGATAGTAGGCCCGTAGCATAGTTTATCGTTCCCGTTCCTCCTGCGCCGTTAGAGAGCGTTCCTGGCGTGCTCTCCGTAAAGACCTGCGCGCCTACTGTGATTGTGATGGAACGTATCACAATCGAGCTGGGCAATGGCAACGTCAGGAACGTCACTAAGTTAACCGTTAAGGCCCCCCCTCCTCCCGTATTCCCTAAGCTAACGGACGTCAGGTTAACCTGGAGGCGTCCCAGCTGAGTGGTGCCGCGCTTCTTTAGGATCCTTCCGCGCCAGATATAGGCATTCGTGACTGTGGGGAAGGCGTCATTGTTGATAACGAACGGCTTCCTATCGTTCTCGAAGCCGCCACCAAAGTTACCGATAAGAAGAGACTGTGTGCTCATGTGCCCATAGAGAGATAATAAGTGTTGATACCGACTGCTCTTCCAGTATTGTACGATGCCCGAAACGTAAACCCCGTGAGGGAGGTGGCTGAGACATTCACATTGACGGTCGTAGGCCTGGTTGCATTTACCAAACTCAACACTACCCCATAATTTGTAGTGATGTAAGGGACTGGAAAGTCGACGATTATGGTGCCTCCTACCAGACTAGAGGTGACTATTCCAGTATTTATGATTACGCCCCAGGGAGTCCTAAATGACCATTTGGTCCCTTCCCCTTGGGATGCAGGGGTTGCATTGTTAAAGAGACGGGTCAGCTGAACAATGCTAGCTAGATTTTGGAAGAAGAAGTCCGCATTGGGAAATCTGGGATTCCCATTAGGAGCCAAGGAAATCTTAGGATAAATGCTGCCTCCCCCGATAAAAGAAGGAGGGTCGTTGGGAAGGGGATTGGCAGCAGTTAACTGCTTGTGGTAGCCATAGAGGTAAGAGGCGGATGAAAAATTGCCCGTCCCAGCCAAATAGGTGGGGTAGTTCGTCGCATCTGACCCCTGCAAAGAAAATGTGTTGGAATCCACAACGGTGATAGTGAACGTATTCCCGTTGATAGGCCACGCCACAGGGGTATTCCCCTCCGTCCCCGTGATGTCGTAGACCGTCACCATGTTTCCCGTAGAGAGCGCATGCCCTGGGCTAGTAATCACAATGGGAGCTGCATTCGTCGCTAGTGTAATAGCATTTCCAGGAGGGGTATGGTCCTGTCCAAAGTACTGGTTGAACAGGCTAAAGTTGGTCAGAAACCGACTTTGGCTCTGAGAGGGTATTTCGGGAGGCTGCGGAGTTGACGGGTTATAGGTCATGTCGCACCTACAACGAAATAATACACTGCATTGGCAGCAGTTTGGTATGTAAGAGTGGTCGTGTTCACAGAAACGACATATGGGAAATTTACTGACGTACCGGAATATGTCAGCAAAGCCGTGTATACGGTTCCTGAAAATGACTGTGCAAATGTGATGGGGCTACTAGCAACCCTTCCCATATTGATTGTCAGCCCCCAAGGGGTTACAATTCCATAGTTTGTACCTGAAGTCATCACTGGAAGCCCAGTGAGCTGGTAGACATTCGCAGGCGAGAGAGGACCGTTCTGGAAGAATAGCTGAGCTACTCCACTCACGGACTTGCTGTATACAGACGTCTGAGGAGATGCCAGTCCCGGATCAGACGACAGAGGAGCAGCAAACCATACCTGAGAGTGGTAGCCCTGTTGGGCACCGGCAGTCAGAGAAATATGGTTTACTGCGAACTGGGTCTGGAGCGCCTGGAAGTTGTCGAGAAGATCCTGCTGGGAGCTCGCGGGGTCATCAGTCGACTGAGGGATATTCGGGTGATATGGCATTACTCTCTCTCTTCATGTCTCTTCTTGAGGCCCGGGTACTTCTTGTAGACGGCCTCCTTGATCCCTTCGGGATTGGGGGCATAGTGAGCTCGAGCCAGAGCATTCTTACCTCGAGCTTCGGTGTTGATCGGGTAGCTGAACTTTGACGCCCCTCCCGCCTTCCCAGCAAATGCTTTGGGAGAGACGTCCTTGTACTTGCCCGCGTTAGAGCTTCCCTTCTTCTCACGCATCTTCTCCATCTCCCCCTCGGGGAGAGAGACCCCTTTAGCGACCTTGGTACGAGCAGCCATTATTTACCCTTCGTGGCATGTTCTTTCTTAGCTAGTGGCTCCTTCATGCCTTTCTTGGCCAAAGAATGCAACATCTTGAGGTGGTGCATGTGTTCCTTCATGTGATGGGAAGCCATCTTATGGTGATGGTCCGGATGACCATGGTCCGGATGCTTCCCCTTATGCTCGTGATGAGCATGGTGATGCTCTTTCTTCATCTTATCATGCTCCATGGCCTCTGCCCTGGCATGGGTCAGATGATGTCCGTGATGGTGCTCTTTGTGAGCTTTCTCTGCGACGTGGCTGCCATGGCCATGATGCTCTAGATGGCCATGCAACATGTGGTGAGGAACGTCTTTGTGCATATAGACTCCGCATTAGTAGCGAGTGAATGAGAAGGCATTGTCGCTGGACTGGTAACTGAAGATTGTCTGGGTTCGTGTCACCGTGTTCTGACGCTCCGTGCGCCTCAACACGAGTACCTCTTGCTCCTTGAAGAGATTCTCATAGAACTGGAACTGGTCGTAGTCAGCGTTGTCGGAGAGGATCTTCCTTGCCGCCCCTCGCGCTATGTACTCAGACATATAGGCGAAGGGGATGCTTGATCCCGTCTGCATGAATTGAGCAGGATTCACATAGGCATCCATCTGGATCTTGTACACCCTATCAGGCACAGGGAAGAGCTTGAAGATGTTGTTGAAGAACAAGATGATCCTAGGAACGCCTGGAGAATAGGGGGCGCACTGAGTGTTTATCACGCTCGTAGAAGGAATGTTTGCTGAGAAAGTGAACGTCGCCACACCCGTAGTGTAGTTTACGGTACCAGCATTAGCAGAAGGTGTGATAGGAGGAGTGGGCCATATCACATTCTGCATAGCGTAATCCATGCCCTGCAGTAGGCCTTTCCCATTATCCACCAGGAACTGCTGCGTCCCTGTAACATCCATGGCCGAGATAAATACTTGCGGCTCTAGGCTGCCTAGGTCATCAGTAAACCCAGGTAAAACAGGCTGCGATCCAAAAGTCGTTGTAAAAGGACCTGGCGTTCCATCTCCAAAGAATGGCTGCTCGTTTAACACCAACTCCGGGAAGACTCCATAGAACTGCCTAGGTGACTGATACCATCCCATCTGAACACCATCGCAATACACTGGATCCCGGAACTCCTGGTAGACAGGCACGTTAGGCTGCGCGGGAGCAGGAGGCGTTTGGGGTGTGTTGGTATACAGGAAGGGAGCCTGATATTCGAATACGTTAGGCGTCGTCTCGAAGAGAAACTGTCTCTTCAGCTCAAATAGCTGTAGCCTTTCCGCCATCTCATAGGAGTAGAAACGATTGATATAGTCACAGATCAAGCTGTCTGGCAACGCTGCTGTTGAAGGTGTCTTTACAATACGACGTACCCACGTGACCACATCTGAAAGAATTCCACCAGAGGTAGGGGCAAGCGGAACAGATGTCATGCGAATGCCCCGATAGGCCTAAACTTGCCACGGTAGGTCGTCTGAGTAGGAGCGAAGTTCTGCATATGACCACCCGGGCCTAGCTGATTGGATGCCATGTCAATGTAGGCAAATTTGTGATACATCTGGCAGCTCTCTAGATGATTAGCCACCATCCTAGGGACATAGACGGGACGATTGGCAGGAACTTCCCATAGGTAGTCAGAGTCTCCAGGATACAGCGATAGAGAGAATTTAATGCTGTCGCCAGGGCACTCAAAATTCTCATAGATCCCTTTAACATATTCCCAAGCCCTCGCATGCTCTTGCTTGAGTTTGTCAGGCAACTTGCCTAGAGGTCCTGTAAGTCGCCTCTTCGGTTCGATATATGGAATACCTTCCGACGCAGCTAACTCCTTCATCGTTATCTTCGTCTGAATTTCCGGCTCAACCACGACGGTCTCAGCAATCTTATCTACTGTCAATGAGTCTAGAGCCTTCTGTTGCTCGATCGTCTGCTTTACCAGCTCTTCTTTGTCTTTGGCCATTGCCCCTCACACGTTCGGGAATTCTGTCACATTATAGGAGCCTGGGATTTGAATTGGGAGGACAGGCACCCCGGAAGGATAAAGTTGCCCGTTATTGTAATTTCCTGACAAGAGAACTTGTGCCGGATCGATCACAACACCAGGCGTAGGCGTAGGCACGACGAAGGGATCGAAGTTCGAGGTATCGATATTCACAAGGATATCATCAACATCTGGGACGGCCGACACATATCCTTTTAGCTGATTAAGCTGCCTCATCCCCCACTGCCGTGGGATCTGAAACTGTACCTGGTTGCCGACCACAAAGGCATTGTCAATATCCGTTGTCACCAACGTCTGAGTTCCCTGAGGAGTGATGGCTGTAATCCCACAGACGAAGGGGTAAAAAATACCCGTGGGATAGTCGCCAAAATTGTTCTGCATCTGGGACATGGGATTTCCTAAGGGGCTCCGAAGAGCCCCCTTGGGTTAGAATGTTTTGAGAAGGTCCGGGTAGATTGCTCTCCATCGGATGACATTTCCCGCGACGGGGATGATAGTGCCACCGAACAGAACGCCCTGACGAGTATTAGGAACATACGCACCAGGAATAGTGATCGGAGGAGGAATCGGAGGGAACCCACTGAATCCTGTGTTCTGATCGCCTGCCGAAAGCGCCTGTGCCGGTGTAACGTGATTAGTCGCATAGCTAGCACTAGTGGGGTACGCGAAAGCTGTATACCCTGTACTGTTCACGTTCACCGTGATACTCTGCGCTGTCGTAGAGATCACGTACGCCTGCTGAGGAATGCCTGTATTCGTCAGTACGCCTAGACTATCCAACTGCGTCATTCCCCATGGAGGACTGACCACGAAGAAGATCTCATTCCCTGGGACAAATGAATGCACCAGGGCTGTCTGTATCGTAGTAGTCACTCCAGTAGTAACCCCTGTAATCGACGTGCCCTCAGGGATGTACAGATCGGGATAGAGAAGTCTCTTGGCAAACCCTGCTGTAGCAGGCGCCGCGAACCCCGAGCTGTCTACATTGATCGAGAAGGTATTAACATCTATGACAGTGACAGTATAGACCACGCCAGCGATCTGGAGCATCCCTGTAGTCTGCGTGATCAGTACAGAGTCTCCAGTTTTCAAGCCGTGGGCGGCAGACGTCACAACAGCCGGATTAGCCTGGGTTATAGCGGTGATTGTCAGCGACGGTCCGTAGGCATACGTGCCCGCACTAACAAACGAAAAACCACCCGTCGATCCCCTTCCCCCCGACAGAGCTGCCGAGCTAGAAGAGGCAACTGCTGTGGTATCGTAATACGTACCTGCAGGATCTTCAGCAAATCCTATAGCATATTGAGGGGCCGTTGCTCCCGCCGGAGCTGTACCCCATGTGGTCTTGTTCCACATCTCAATCGTGTCAGGAATTGCGGGCAAGTTCAGGAAGAACCTGAGAGACGCCGGCACCGTGAAGTACCCTTCCATGATCTTAGAATATTCAGCCATGACTCACCTCACGAAGGTAGTGTGCAGCGAACGTTCCGGATCCAGGTGTCTTGGAGGATAGCCTGCGTCTGAGCAAACTTAACTCCCAAGGTTCCGTTCAACGCCAGAGGACCGCTGAAGATAGGTGGTCTATACAACAGCTGGGAACTATAGCCGTCCTGCTCAATGTGTCCATAGCTCTCACGAGCCACACACATATTGTTGTAGACGTCATTCCCGTTCATGCTAGCCCCACGTTGGACTGCCGACTCAGAGCTGGTGAAGACCCGAATGTTATAGACCGCACCATACTCAGAGTAGATGGTGTCGTTCTGGTTCGGGTAGTTCCAGCTGCTAGTGAAGACATCTATCATCCCATCGAACGTCGGCTGCATCTCCGTAGAACACAGCAGGAAGTAGGCCGCACGCACAGGCGCTGAACCAAAACGGAAGTCGCCTAGCTTGCCACTCAAAAACTTGAACGCGTTAGCCGTGTCCAGAGAGGCAGCTACATTCGAACAGTCCACAGGAGTAATCTCCGTTGGATTGTCCCCGTTCATCCCACCCTTGCAGTTGTACACTGACACCGCGGAGAGCAGGAAGTCTCGCAAAATTATGTCTTCCAACCTGTTACTTTTGTGACCAACCTTACGAAATTTCCGTACAGTTGGCGGGGAAACCTCTTCGGATCTCCCTCTCCATGTCTCCATGGAGCTCAGACTATCGCACGCCCTATTGACATCGACAGCATGACAACGCCTCACAGGAACGACCCAACCAGGACTGCGGCCTCTTTCGGAGGATCGCCTCCATCTCTTTGATGTCGTCGCTACGATGACGATGCTCATCCATACTATCAATAGAGCCCTCCTCGTTTAGTCGTTCAAGCTGGTGCCTCGGAGGAGGAAGACGGTAAAAGCCGCTATCCAAAGAACTCAACATATGCACCTTGCTCCCTGTTGCCGCCGACTTTACGCTGCGGGTTCCAAGATATTTAGAGGAGGTTTACCCAGGCCAAAAACCGTCTAGCCTGCCGCATTGCTACACCCAGTCTCTCAGTAACCCACGAGAGGACCGGATCCTGATCTTGGATAACTCCACTGTTACTTAAGGTCGATCACGCCTTTATGACCATTTGCATGGCGGGGGAGCTCTTCGGCATCCCCTCTCCGACTTTATGTATTCTCGGAGCTCAGACTGTCGCTTGACCCAGAGGGCCTCCACTCGCTCAGTCGTTCACGGTGGCATAGATTGCTCTAGCCTTCCGCCTTGTCGTCCTGGGCCTCTAGGCTCGCAGGAGTTCCAAGTCAATCAGAGCGGATTTATAGCAGGCAGTTTTGTTTACCTGCTCATTCAGGATTACTGAGGTACCATAAAATGAAATCGCGGCACTAATTATCTCTCGGGTAGCCACCTGCGAAGGGGGCTCGATACCAGAGTTTCCGAGTTGTACTACAGGAGGCTGGAGGGGCACCGGGCGAAGGAATAGCATCGTGGTACCGCCCTGCCTGGGCATCGAGTACTTCTCGGCTGGGATGATGTAGTTGAAGTTCGGTGTTGGCACCGATAGGAGTCCAGGAGCCAAGCTCTGGAGGATCGGTGGTGGTAGATTCGAAGTCGTCGTAATGCTCATAATCCCTCGCACTAACATGTAGGTCAGTTAGTGGCCGGGAGAGAGGTCTCTAGTGTGCTAGAGACGGGCCTCCGCCTTGCAAAGGACGCTTTTGGGCAGCCTTTAGCTTAGCATATGCTTGTTCTCGAGCTTCTTTGGACCTGATGTCGAATTCTACCGCGGATGGGTTTCCACTACCTGGAGGGATGTAGTATGGATTTCTAGCATTCTCCTCCACAGTTTCCTTGATGGACTGCCTAGGAGCCGGAGTAGCGACAGGTTTGCCCTTGAGATGTTCGTAGGCAAGCTTGCACTTCTCGTAGTCATCAGGGATCTGCTTCACCGCTTTCACGAAGGAAGGTTCGTTTTTCTCCAACGCGCCGATAGATTCCGGTGTCATCACGTCATCGAAGTCACGGAACTCTAAGCGGAGACGATTCAAGTAGTTCTTCTTTTCGTCCTCTGAGCGATGATGCTCGTAGGTCTCCTTAGCGATTTCCTTGGCTCTCCTCTCCAAGGCGGCTCTTTCCTGGACGAGTTTCTGTTTGAGGCGAGCGGAGTCGACGTACTCCTCAGCGTCATCAAGAGGATCTTTCTCTTGAGGAGCTAGAGATTGAGCTAATCGATTTAGTTCAGCCTTTAGAGATTCTGCCTGGATTTCAGCACGTATACGGCCTTCCCTTTCACTATCTCGTAGGGCCTCTAGACGCCGAAAATTGAGCTCTTTATCGCTAGGTGAAGAACTCTTGTCGGGAGCGGCGATCTCCTGATCTTGTACGCCTTCGGTCATATTGTCTCCGCGCCTTGGTGAAGGGCATTACACCGGATGCTTATTTGACGCATAAGCACGCGATAGGTATGTTCCTGTTTTTAGCACTCTAGAGGTTTAAGTGCAATGTTTGGTCTCCCATCCATGTATGCATTGGATAACATCCAATGGATTCGCGAGAATAGCGAAGAAGATTATTGCCGATGCATCCAGAATCTCATTGCCCGCGCTCCCTTCGGCAAGAGAAAGTTCTATATATTCACCGTGATCAAACGGGTAGACGATGTGTCTGGAGTGAAGAAGATGTATCACCAGCCACGGCTTACTAAGCCAGAGCCCCTGCCTGGCACGACGTTGATGCGTGTAGACCCAAGTGACCCAGGAGTATGCACTATCTTATGGACTCTCCCTCAGACCGAAAATATGGGACTATATGATCATGGGAAGATATTCGGGGATAAGTTCGTCTATGACTGCGTCCAGCTCTTCAAGAGTGATCCGGCGAGTATGATGAGGCCAGAGACAGACGATCCTTCAGAAGATGAGATCAGAGACATCTATAGGGGGCTCAGACAACAAAAAACCCAGGAGGGATGAGCTCCTGGGTCCAGAGGACTTTGTGGATGAAGCGCTAATTCATCTTGCGGGGCGGGGCATTTTTAGGCAACAGGCGCTCACTAGGTGGCGTTTCTGTGAAGGTGCCTTTTTTGATACCAACTTTCCCGGGTTGCCCAATCCCTTGATATTTTCCTGCCGTGTCGACATTGCGATCATCGTACGGCATGTTAGAGAATACTGGCCTGAGCATCTTAGTGCCTGAAATCAGGTTTTGGAAGAGCGGCTGTCGTAGACTTGACGAACTGCGTCTGATCGCGAAGGATTGCGTCTTCAGTGTCTGGGTATTTGAACCCACGTACTTCGCCGGGACGCGCTAGCACCCGTCTCTCAGGCTGCTCCGGAAAGAAGCCCTGCGAGTCCGGCTCCCCCTTGCTCATTGCCATTTTCCTGTCCTTCATTGGCTTCATTGGGCACCCCCTCTTGTTGTGGACCCATTTGCTGTTGTTGAGACATTTGCTGTTGCTGTTGGGCATTCGTATTAAGCAGAGCGTCCATGAATGCGTGGGACTGAGATGTCTGCTTAGCTTCTACCTTAGCTCGATCTTCGGAGATTTCCTCATTGATGTTCAGGCGCTCTAGGTTACCCATCTGTTGAAGGGCTTCTAGAGGCCCATACTGCTGCATTAGCTGAACGAGCTTCTCGAGGGCCTCTACTTTTGCCTTGAGAGCCATGCTCCTATTATGAGTAATCTCAGACAGCCTTTCTTCAAACAGGCCGATATTGGACTCAGCACGCCCATGGCGCTCCCTAGCCATCGCGATCTCTCCAGTAGACTTCGCCTGTAAGTTCTGAAGCTGAGCCTCCAGCACTGAATGACGCAGAAGAAGCTCCTGCTGCTGGGATTCTTTCTGTTCCTTTGCAGTTTCCTCGAGAGCCGCGATGATCTCATTCTTGCCCTGGATAGTAGCATGTTTGAGGATGAATTTGGGAGGGATGACGCCTCCCAGGATCTCATTCATCTTAAGCAGTTGGAGGAACTGCTGCTGTGCCTGGATGGTTGTATTGACGCCTTCAGACACAAGGACGTCATATTTGGAAAATGTCTTTGCCAGGAACTCAACGTTGGGCTCCCTCCCAAGGATACGGCCGATCTTAGCTGGGGACCATTTATTCTGCACAATACGCTGCTCTAATCTGCCCAGGAGCCTAAGAGAAAGGTCCCACTGGTCAAAGTACTTCTGTAGCGTCACTAGGCCAGCTCCTTGCCTCAACATCACTTCGATGCCAGTATTAGAATCATCTGACATCCCTAGTAGCTCTTGGTTGATCCCAGACGTCCGAAAGATAAGGTCAGCCAGCTGATCTGCTAGTTGCATGTCGGAAGGAGGAACAGCATTGGGGATGATCTTCTGAACGTCTCCGATCTCATAGCCAGGCTTGACGTGCACGTTCTTCCCTTGTCCTGAGTAGGACAGGTTGTCTTCATCCGCGACAGAGTTTTCCTTGAGGATCCATCCGGAGTTAATGGAGCTCTCAGAGATGTCGTGGTTCAGAATGATCCTTCGATTCATCAGGAACTGGGAGTCTCGCATCACGCGGACGAGGGAACGAACCCTCAGGTCATACTGGGCAATGTGTGGGTCGTAGTTCCAATAGACGGGGATGAGTGGGCATTCATCGAATCCAAGGGGATTGTAGGAGAGGTACATCACCTGATCGTTGATGACGACAGCTAGCTTCCATGTTGGCACCTCAACCTCTATAATCTCGAAAAACCCCGTACTCTTGAGGAGGTCATCCAGGTGTTCGTCTTTATCGACATATTCGTAAGCCATACCGTCGTTATGGTTGTACAGCATCTTTTTTTTACGCTTGCTGTGATACCAGACGTAGGACAGGACCAGCAGGTCGTTCCTAGCGAGATTGTAGTTCTCGGGAAGGAAGTAAAATTTCCCATAGCGATTCCCATACCCAGACATCGTCCCGATGACGTCAGCCTTATCCGGGAAGTAGTTCTTCGCCTCCTGTTTGCTGATGTACTGCTGACACCAGATAAAGTTGCAGTCACTCATATCTGGTTCGCGAAAGTAGGGATCGACGAGGAAGGAGTTGTAAGACCAGACCTTCAGGTCCAGAGTCCCGTTCACAGGATCATCGGTATAGTCCAGATAAGGCTGAACCAGTACCATCCCTGCGATGGCTGACTGCTCATAAGCCGTTGACATCTTATCCAAGATGCCACGATGGGAGTTTGCGTAGGTGATGATGTTCGTTAGGTCATCGGCAAACTCCTGTTTTGATCCCTCAATGGGAGTGAAGTTGACGCTCTTTCTATGCTGCCTCTGGTATCCCGTGACCATATTCACTGGCTGCTGGACCAGGTTAAATTGGAAAGTCTGCCAGTTGTACTGGGGATAAAAGTTGAAGTACGAGTTGATGAACCTCTGTTCCCCCGCATAGAACAGCGTGTCGATGTTTGCCTGGTTCCAACGGGCTTGCTCGATGGGCTCAAATTTTCCGTATAGATTGTCCATCCAGGTCTTAATGTTGCTCTCGTTGGGCTCTACGTCCATGTCCCAAGGGGGAAAATACATCGGCATGAGTGACTCTTAAAAAATTGTCTTACCCTATATTATGGGAAAAAATCTTTACAGGGTATCGTCACTCAAACGGAGGAATCATGCCATCATACCAAGCTGGAGGGAGCGGAACCTTACCAACCCCTACCTTCACGGTCTACTCGCCTAGGGATCCGAGCACGAACGATAAGGTCGACCAAAATGGGAGCTCCTATCGTGCTGGACAATCATGGATTAATTCCCAAACTAGCGCCATGTTTATTTATTTTACAGGCGGAAAATGGGTAGAAGTTGCAGATTCTATGGGAGACATCCTTTCTCTCACAGATAATGCTGGAACTTTTGTTTATCCTAACCCAACAGGAAATATTCAGCTGGCAGCAGGAGCAGGGATAACCACTACCGCAGGTTCCAACACTATCACAATTGCAGCTACGGGTATGGGATTCTCCTGGCAGGTTGTGACTAGCGTAGCACCCGCTAACCCCATTACGCTACAACCTGAGACAGGATATTTTTGTAATGGAGGGGCAACTGTTAACTTTGTTCTACCTGCTCTAGCAGCAGTTGGAGACACTTATGTTGTCGCGAATACAAATACCAGCACAGGGTGGATCATAACTCAAAAAGCGGGTCAGAATATTATCTTCGGGTCCTTGACCACCACAACAGGTGTAGCGCATGGAATATCGAGCAGCGCAAACGGTGACACTGTCCATCTAGTCTGCTACGTAGCGAATACTACCTGGCAGTCAGTGGATGCGTTCGGAAATATCACTCTCTTCTAACCAAAGATCTGAACATGGCTACCAGTAACGTCTTAAACATCAGTTCAGCTGGGATTCCCAACTACAGCGGAACAGCATTCTCTGCCATCACTCTTACTCAGCATGCCGTCCTCATAGGAGGAGCGTCCAATGCGATTACCAGTCTTGCATTGACCAACGGACAGCTAGCCATCGGTAGCACTGGTGCCGATCCTTCAGCTGCTACCTTGACAGCGGGAACAGGCATCGCCATCACCAATGGCGCGGGAACTATTACGATTGCCACAACTGGGGGCGCTGTCACTTGGACTACAGAGACGGTATCGTTCAGCGCAGCCGTAGACAACGGTTACATCATCAACTCAGGTGGGGCTCTGGTTGTTGCGACTCTTCCGGCTACAGCGGCTATCGGCGATACCGTCGAGATAGTCGGTCTATTTGGATCTAGCAACGGATGGAAAGCATTGGTAAGCGGTACAGGCAAGATTAGCTTAGGTAACACACAAAGTGCCGCTACAGGATTTGCCGCATCGAATTTGTCTTCAGACTCCTGCATCATAAGATGTGCCACGGCTAGCCCTAATCCTAACTGGCAGTTAGTCACAGCAGTAGGTAACATAACCATCACGTAAGCCAATATTCGCCGGCGTGAGTCGGCGTTTTTTTCAACCAAGGATTACCAATGCCAGGACCTACTACAGCAAACGTCGTCAACAACGCGCCGGTCGTTACCGGAACAGCCAACCAGATCCAAGCCACCTATAGCGGTACCATCCCAACGCTGGCGCTCGCCACTAATGTGGTCAACGCCAACCAGGCTCTTTTTAACGCCTATATGAGCACATCCCAGACGAATACGACCGGCGATGGGACCGCATACACTATTGTTTTTGACACAACGACGGCAAACCAAGGAAGCAACTATAGCACAGGATCGGGGCAATTCATAGCGCCGATTACTGGAAATTACCTTTTCTCCACCAGCATTACAGCCACCGGGATTACGCTTGCGGCCACGGGCACCCTCTCTCTCGTAACGACAACAGCAAGCTATCTACTTCTCTCCTTCATAGGCACCGGCACTGGCTTCTCCTTCACCTCTTATCCCATGGGCGGCTCGGTCATCGTTCCTATGAATGCGGCCAATACTGCTGTTATCAAACTTACGATAACAAATGCCGGTTCCTCGAAAGTAGTAGGCATAACAGGATCAGGATCACCATATGCCGCCATTTTCTCTGGGATGTTGCTTCCGGCATAGCATTTCTGTATAACTAGCGGGTAGAGAGCCTGTAAGTACAGGCGCTCACCTATTTTTACACAAGGAATTCCTTATGCCAGGCCCGTCTACAGCAAACTGCGTCAACAACGCGCCCGTCGTTACAGGCACAACAAATCAGATTACCTCTACCTACATCGGTACGACGGCCACTTTATCTCTAGCAACCACGGTAATTAACAGCAGCCAACCTCTATTCGTTGCCTATCTCAGTACGGACCAAAACGATGTCAGTGGAGATGGCACTGTCTACCCGATAGTATTCGACAGCACCACCGTAAACCAGGGTGGATACTACAGCACAGTATCTGGACAATTCGTAGCCCCGATTACAGGAAATTACCTATTCGCCGTCTGCGTTTACACACAAGAAAGCTTCTCAGCTACAACACTTACACTTTCGCTCATAACTACGAGTGCCAGTGGAAGTTACCAATTTTACAATGAAACCAATAATTCAGGCCTTCCCCCTCAGTCTGTTCTAGGGACGGTCATAGCCCATATGACAGCCGCAAGTACGGCACAGGTGCAGTTAGTAGCAACAGGCGGATCTCTAGATTTAAACTTATCCGGATCGGGATCACCCTATATCACTTATCTCTCAGGAGTATTGCTAACAGCCTAACTCAAGGAAAAATATGATAGGCGCCACAACAGCCAACGTCTTCAACAACACAACAATCGTTATAGGCACAGCCACCCAGATCCAAGGACCCTAATTCCTAAAACACCCTAGACGTAGACCCAGCAGGCTGCCATCCCTGGCTATTGGTGAATCCAGGATACTGCATAGGATTCTTCTGCCACTGCTTCTCCTGGGTTTGCTGATGCCTCTCTAGACGAGACATCTCTTTGAGGGTGCCTCGAGTACCAAAGTGCGTGAAGAGCGCATACCGCATCGCATCTACCGCGTGATCACGCTGCTTTAGCGGCTTGTCTACACCTAGACGAGCCGATGAGACGTCCCAGACGTAGCCCTCTATCTCCTGGATGAGGTTACGACAGTCATGACCTCCGGGACCGCGACATATGGCAAGGTCCCCTTGAGTGAAGAGAGACGCGCAGAAGCGGATGCCGTCCAACACGTCGTTCTTCGCCGGGAAGACGGGCTTACGGCATCGCTTCAGCTCCGTCTCAAACGACTGTGCTGCGGGATCTAGGTAGTAGGCTTGCACTGGGTATTGGCCGAAGATGTTGTGTAGGTCCTGCGCAAACTCCGTGTCCGTCTTCTGGAAGTTCATCGCCTTCGGGTCCCAGTAGTACTCCTTCTCGATCCAGATGGCTGGGTGCACATCGTCGTTAAACCCTACCAGAACCGCAGCAAAAGGGTTAGTCGTTCCATAATCCACACCAGCAATATAATATTTCGCATACGACGGAGGCTCCCTTCGACAGTGCACCTTCTGATCGAAGAAATCATAGACACTACCTTCCGCCAGCACCCATTCTCCATTGATGAACCTTCGGTACCAGAGTCCTTGGTACTCAGACTTGAGGGCCTTTATGTAATTTTGACTCAGAGAGGGATTGTCCTCGAGGTTGAACTTGAACACCTTCAGGTCTAGCTCGGCTTCTCTGTCTATGAACTGCGTCTTCAGCCAGTGGTATGGCGAGTCAGGGTTCGTCGTCGCGAAGAGCTTAGCCCCATCTACCGAAAGGCGAGAAAGGAGCATGCGGAAGAAGCTCTCGGGTACGATCGTCGCCTCATCTACCAACGCCCCAGCGAACGTCGCCCCTCGTATCTTTGCTTCCGCACGCTCATCGTTAGCACCTACCACGTAGACTTTCCTTCCAAACAACGTGAACTCGCCTAACCCACGGTTGTAACGGACGAGTCCCTCCGTTAACTCCTGCATCAGACTGATCACGTTGTGGAGGACTGTCCGTTCACTCTTCCCGCAGATGACATAGACCCCTTCGGGCCCATGCCTTAGCTCCTCCATGAAGCGCAGGAGGCAGATGAACGACTTCCCGCTACGTACAGCTCCCTCTAGGATGTTGATACGTGCGTCCATCTTCTGGAAGCATTCAGCCTGCCTCTGGGAAGGACCCTTCTCATACATCTTCAGTATCCCGGATTGCCTCTTTGCGCTCGTCCTTTTTCATCTGCGCGACGAATCTATCGAAGGCTGTGGCAAAGATCTCTTCTTTAGCCTCCCCTTGCGCCTCTTTCCATCCATGCTGGCATGCCAGGAAGAAGATGGCGAAGCGATGGCCTACGCGTCCATACGCAGCTCCCTTGGACATCATGTGTTCTTGCCACTCCTTAGCCCACATGAAGGCCTCTTTGAAGCGTTCATGGTGCCTCGCATACTTAAGCATGTTGCCGGGACGCACGCCACTGACGAAGGCGAAGTCGCCCATCATGAACTGCTTCTCCGTCTTCACGTTGTCATTCACCCAAGCCACTAGCCTGTCAGCCAATTCATCCAACTCTGCACATGTCTTGCCACTGCCATACATGTAGTCGACAGTCTTAGCCGGTGTATCTTGGATGCTTACAGAGTCGTAACGTGTAGTCATCATTTCCCCCTTTTTATCCGAAGCTTCTCCTTCATCTTCTCTCCTAGATCACATACTGCGTCACGCTTCTTGTCCATCTTCTCCAGGGTCTTCAACCCCTTGCTGACCTTGCCTTCTTCTTTCTCGAGCTGCCGTATCTTCTTGTCCATCGTTAACCCCTCTTGCGTTTGGATTTGTCTCCACGACGTGCCTCACTGTAGGCTATCGCGACAGCTTGCTTCTGAGGTTTATTTCCCTCAGTCATCTCTCTACGCACGTTCTCGCTGAATCCCTCACGAGTCCTCGCCTTCTTACCCTTTACCAAAGGCATATCTTCCTCTCTTGAAGCAGGTATGAAACCACAATCTCTCCCGTATTCGGATCCCTCCATAGCACTATCTCCCTCGGCATGTCCGCATTCCCCCTTATCGTCTCCATCCCTGAATCCGTATAAGACATCCATGAGACTTCCTCCCACGTCGTCGGACTCTCCACACCTAAAGTCGCATAGATTTGCATGTTCCACGGGCTCCCACTCATCGTCCTCTGGCGGCTCCTCAGAAAGAAGAAAACATCTACCCACGACAGGTACCCCCCCACTCCACACGTATCTCCACTCCGACTCTGTCACGGTACCACTTCCTACACGAAGCTCCCCATACACATCCGTCGTCCTTCCAGACGATTCCTGTCATAGCATCTAAGTAACTTTTCAATAAATTGTCAACATCCGGACGGGTATACTTGGGATATATCTTTCCCTCAGGCGTGTAGAACTCCCCCAACAAGAAGTAAACATCACTGGCATACATCTCCTTCTTGAACGTCTGGGGCGTTTGGAAAAATAGATCCACCGTCACACATACCCCACCCTCAATCATCCTAAACGGCTCCCATACTCCCGCAATCTCTACCTTCAACGCATCATGCTCCTTCTGCTTAGCCTTCCATACCCCTCCATTCTTACTCACCCTAGGCCTGCCACAGGCCAAAGGCTTACTCCCTAACGTCAACAACCTCATCATAATAAATCCTCTCGCATATAGCCGGATTCACCCCGAGAGCAGCAATGTCAATCGCCACTCCCAGGCACCCCCTAGGTTTAACTACTTCCTAGACGGTGGGCAGCCCCCACACTCCCTGACGTGTCACGTTAACACGTGGATGGACTTAACCTTCGCGCAGAGGGGATGCCCTCACCATACCATAAATGCACTAAATTCACATTTTAGTGCGAAAATGCGTCAATTACACACGAAAATTGACCGCCAATTGACCAAAATTGCATCAAATTTTCTACATCTATCAACAGCTGATAATATCTTTCCTCCTAGGGAATCCAACACATTCCCTAGGGACATCTCAACGCCTGATAAACTAACCTTCCCCCTGCCAAATCTCTCCTGCCTCAATCAACCTCTCTAAATCCTGTATCTCATACTCATCTGCACACCGCTCTATCGCAGACCTCATAAAATCCAATACATCGTAAGATCGTCCCACACAAGACCTGATCTGCTCTTTATAGCCACGAACAAATATAAAAACCCGACCCATGACTACTAGACCATACTCCCCTGAACGTATCTCACTGTACTGACCGCCCCAACTCACCAAGTTACCAGACATACAACCCTCCAATAATTTTTCGTGAATATACATACACATACACAAGTAAGTCAACTAGATTATATCTACTCACCTCAACCGATAACTCCCACTCTCCTAGGAGAAAACCAAACACGCTCAGGAAGGCCGATTTAACGCATTCTGAGCGCCTTCACCCACACCCCACTATGGTCATAGCACCCCCTCCCCCAACCATAGCTTAAAACGAACGACAGA